CCTTCAACACCACTCGCAGGTCAGGTGTATTACAACACCGTTGATAATCAACTTTATATTTATAATGGAACACGTTGGGAAGTTGCTGGCAACGCAGTTCAATCAGGTTTACTTTCTTCACGTCCTGCCGCAGGTTCGGTAGACGCAGGAACAATTTATTATGCTACTGATAATTATCTTTTCTATTACTCAGACGGTTCTACTTGGCAACAGGCTAATGCTTTTGGAAACGTAGTAACTGAAACTTCTTACGGACAGGCTTCAGGAAACGGTACTGCTACTAACTACGCGCGCGCAGACCATACTCACGGTACTCCTGCGCTTGGTACTGCTACACCAAACGCTATCGCTGGCGTAACTGGTAGCGCAGGTAGCGCAACTACACCTTCGAAGGAAGACCACACACACGCATTTACTCCTGCCGCAGATTTATCTATGGCTGGATTCAAACTCACAAACGTTGCTACTCCAAGCGCAGATACTGACGCCGCAAATAAAGGCTACGTAGATTCAGTAGCACAAGGACTAGATACTAAAGCCTCAGTAGTAGCGGCAACAACTACTAATGGAACTTTGGCTACTGCCTTTGCTAACGGTGAAGTAGTAGACGGCGTTACGCTTGCAACTAATGACCGCATTTTAATTAAGAACCAAACAGACGCTACTGCTAACGGTATTTATACTGTTAATGCTTCAGGCGCACCAACACGTTCAGCAGATATGAACGCAGGTTCAGAATTTCCTAGTGCTTACGTATTCGTAGAACAAGGAACTGTAAACGCGGATACAGGTTGGGTTTGTACTAACAACGCGCCAGTAACTCTTGGTACTACAAATATTGTTTGGACACAGTTCTCAGGCGCAGGTACATATACCGCTAATAACGGCGTACTTCTTACTGGCTCTGTATTCTCTTTCGCACCTGAAAGCGGTAAAGGCTTACAGACAAGTTCAAACGGTGCGGCAATTAAACTTGCTACAACTTCAGGACTTAATGTAAGTTCAGATTTAGCCGTAGGCGCAGGGCTTGGTATTTCCGTACTAACAAATACAGTTGCCGTTGATACAACAGTTGTTGTTCGTAAGTATGCGGCAAGCGTTGGTGACGGCTCTGCTACTTCTTATACGGTCACACATAATTTAAATACACGTGACGTAATTGTTACCGTCTATGATAACTCTTCACCATACGCAGAAGTAATCACAGACGTAGCACACACAACTGCTGATACTGTTACTATCGCTTTCTCAGTAGCACCTACCACAAACCAGTATCGTGTAGTGGTTCACGCTTAATAACGGCTAATAGAAGGAGATAAATATGGGTCTGCTAGACCGTATTGCTCAGAAGGTAGCCGAAGAAATTACGAAGGCACCTAACCTACCCGTAGGCGCGGTTGCTATGTCCGAACAAGATATGCGAAATATTACAGGACGTACGCAAACTACTTACGGTACTACTGACGCATTACCACGTAACCCTGTTACACCAAACGTACCTTTCTCTCCAGGTATGCCTATTGTGCCAGGGGCTATTAACCCACCACGTGAAGATTCTGGAAGACCAGACCCACGCCGTTATGAATTCCAAGTAGCGCAAAATATAAATATTACCGCTACACGTTTAACTCCGTTCCCTACTCTTCGTGCAGCGGCAGACCAAATTGATATTCTTCGCCGTTGTATTGAAGTACTAAAATCAAAGATTGTCGGACTTAATTGGGATATTGTCTTGGCAGAAGATTCCGCAGAAAAGATTATTAGCGAAATCGGCGGTAACCATACGCGCGCTATGACCGTTGCTCGTGATAGGTATACAGAAGAGATTTCACGGTGTCGTCAATTTTGGGAACAACCTGATAAGGCGAACGGTATTGTATTTAGCGATTGGTTAAATATTGCGTTAGAAGAAATCTTAGTACTTGACGCGTGGGCAGTTTGGCCGCAATCAAGTGTTGGTGGCGATTTGCTAGGGCTACAAATTCTTGACGGCTCTACTATTAAGCCACTTATAGATGACCGTGGTATGCGACCACAAGCACCGTTCCCTGCTTACCAACAAATCCTTTATGGCTTCCCACGTAGCGAATTCGCCGCAGGTGCCGAAGGAGAAGAAGCAGACGGAGAATTCACGTCAGACGAACTCTCTTATATGATTCGTAACCGCCGAACAATGACGGTATATGGCTACTCTCCAACAGAACGCGCTCTTGCGCTCGCCGATATTTACCTACGTAGACAACAATGGATTCGCGCCGAATACACAGACGGCGTTACACCTGAGTTACTTATGGAAACTGACGCTAACTTTGGTAATAACCCTGACTTACTTCGTGCTTATGAAAATATCTTTAATAACGATTTAGCAGGTCAGACCGAACAACGTAAGCGTGTACGTCTACTACCAGCAGGACTTAAAGCGGTTCAGTATGACGGGTACGGCGAAAAGTTTAAAGATACTCTTGACGAATACCTTGTGAACTCTATCTGCGGTCACTTCGGCGTTATGCCTAGCGAAATCGGATTTAGTCCTAAGGGTGGACTAGGTGGCTCAGGATTCCAAATGGGTCAAGCCGAATCGTCAGAAGTTATTGGCGCAATTCCTTTGGCTACGTGGATTGGTAAGATGATTTCAAACCTTTCATATACCTATCTTGGTATGCCACGCGAACTTGAATTTAAGTTTATGGAATCAGGACGTCAAGACTTAGAGAGTGTCGCGCGTACTCGTGATATTGAAATTAAATCAGGCGGACTTACAATCAACGAATCTCGTTCACGTTCAGGACTTCCTTTAATCGAATCTCCTGAGGCTGATATGCCTATTATCGTGGCTGGAACAGGCGCATATTTCATTACTGAAGCAGGAGTAGTTCCTTTCGATTCTGCTATGGGCGGTATGGATACACAGGGCGAACTATTAAACGGTACTGAAGGCGCACCGCAAGATAACGCTTTAACGCAAGCGCAGGACGCTATTCAACAATTACAAGGCGCAGAGAAGCCCGAAGAAACCGCATTAACGCTTGCTAATAGCGCGGTTGAAGAGTTGCGCGCGTCCGTAGAAGCCGATTCTGCTGATAAAGCCGTAGAAGAATTAAAACAATTCTTACGCTTCCTAAAGAAATCTCCTATACGTCCATTTAATTTTAGAGAAGTACCAGTTGTATACGCGGACGTTTTAAATAAGTTCGTAGTAACAAAAGACTATGACTCAGCACGGTGGTACGCAGAACGTTATTTAGCGTAGGACTATGAACAGAGCGTGGAAGCAAAAGAACCTAGCCAAGAAACGCCTTGCGGCAAGACGGGCAAAGTTAATTCGTGACGCGTTAAAGGAATCGTTAAACCCTGAAACCGTAGTTGCCGCCTTCTTTGCGCAGTACGAAGGACGTACCGAAATCACGCCTGAAGAGTTACGCGAGTGGTCAAAGGTTCACGTGCGAGTTAATAGCCAACCTTTAAATGAAGCGTTACGAACTCTCTATGTAGAGTCTTATGTACTAGGTCAAGATATGGCTTTAAGTGGCGTAGCAAAAGCAAAGGTAAACAAAGCACCTAGCACGTTACAACAATTACGTAATGCGGTAAGCGTTATAAATTGGGATAACTGGCGCGCTGGTAATAAACCTGCCGCACTTTTACTACGTCCGCCACGCGGTCTATCTGACTTACTTGATAGGCGTAACGTAACGATTCAAGGCGTAGATAGAACTACACTTGACCGTCTTGGAACTCTTCTCTCACGTGCGCTCGCAAAGGGTGAAACTCCTAAAAGCGTACAGAGTGACGTAGAAGATTTACTTGGCGATAGCGAGCGCGCACTTGGAATTGCTCAAACAGAAATGAGTAGAGCAGTTGCCGTGGCGTCACGCGAGTTATATCAAGAAAGTGGCGTTGAACTGGTAGAGTGGCTTGTTGCAGACCCTTGCGATTTATGCCAAGAGAACGCAGACGTTTCACCTATCCGTATTGACGAAACGTTTCCAAGTGGAGATACGGAACCACCTGCTCACCCGAACTGTGTATGCGACATTGCGCCATACGTAGTAG